TCATATTCTTGATGTCGGGAATATGCTTTAGTCAGAAAGTAGATAGTTTAGCATTTTATAGAAACTACTACCATAAACAACATACTTTATCAACACAGACATTTATTAAAGCCTACAAATATGATAGGCTTTTTAAGTACTATACAATTTGCAAAAGGAATCCTTCGCAATGGAAGTACTACAAAGGATGGAATATACGTGTATTTGAGGAAAAATAATTTAAACACAGAAAAAATGGAAACAAACAAAACGATTGAATGGTTAAAGTCAAATTGGACTTTTGTATTAATACTGATACTACTTGCATTATTGATGTTTCAATGTCATAGACAACCTGTATTAGCAGATGATTTAAGTAAGCAGAAAATAGAAAATGCCAACAACAAAGTAAATGAATTGGCAAAGCAAAATGCTTACATCGAAAATCAAAAAGAGTTATTGAGGATTGAGAACAACAAATTAGATGCTGATAATTTAGGATTGCAAAAAAAGATTGCTGATTTAAAAGTTATCACGAAAACTAAAACTGATAAAGTAAAAACGTTTTCTAAAGCCGATATTGCATTATTTTACGACAAGCGATATAATTTACCTACGGAAGTAAAAACAACCGCAAATGGAACGGAAATAAGCGATACGATTGCGAAACTCAATATTACTGAATTATACAATTGTGATGCCACATTTTCAGAATTGAATACGACAAAACAAATACTTGAAAATACCACCAAAGAAGTAGTGGTAAAAGATAGCCTTTGGCACATGACAACAAAGCAATATAACAACGCAAACATGGCTTTAGGTCAAAAAGATATTGTGATTGATGCACAAAAGCAACAAGTAGCAGATAGCCAAAAGCAATTCAAAAGCGAAAGGTTGAAAAAAAATATTTGGAAGATTGGAACATTCGGAGCATTAGCAGTAATTCTAAAAATGATTCTGATAAAATAAAAGTTTGTTTGAGTTTCTAGTTAGGGAGCGTATCAGAAATGGTACGCTTTTTTTTATTATATTTGCAACAATCGTAGTTAGAACACCTCTCGGATTAAATGAAGTGCATCTGTCTAACTCTTATATTGGTTAGCTAGAAATCCAAAACTGCTAATAACAAAAGCAACTCTATGTACAAGGGTTGCTTTTTTTGTGTTTAAAAAATAATTCAAATATTATTTGGTATATTAAAAAAAAGTTATAGATTTGCTGAAATAAAAGTTAAGTATATGGTTAACGAAATGATAAAAATACAAGTGTCGGGAGTGAGAGAATCTGAAAAAAGCATTGGTGCTTTAACTGATTTGAAGTATGATGATAATGGAAATGCTATGGCAGGAACGGATTTAGTTTGGTTTCCAAAATTATTATGTACGCTAGAGGAAGAGGAATACAAACGTGATTACTTCGGTAGGGAAATAGACGCCAAGCGTTATTTCATTACTGCTCCGAAGTGGTTTTTAGAAGAGAAAAACATTAAAATAACCTTAAAATAAGAATACAATGGCAAAAGTTGAAATTAGTATTGATTTACTACAAAAGTTAAAAGAGAATAATTCGTATTCTGAAAAGTTGATAGTTGAGGCGTTTCCTTATCTATTTGTTGAAGGTCAAGGTAAAATAAAAGTTGATTGCTTTGACGAATATTTAGTATTTCGTGGAATTAGGGATACTGTAAATTCAGATTTATCAGTTAAAAACTCAATTCAAGTTGATGAAAGATTGTTAGATACCGATAAGGTGTTTGTAGAGAAAGCGGATTCTGAAAAATCAAAAGAGAAAGAGTATAGAGTTATGTTTGCTAATACTGCTTTAAAACAAATATTAGAATGGGATTTAGCAAGTGAAAAACCCGTTAACCCAAAAACTCTTGCTATTGATTGTTTTAATGTTTCCAATGCAATGCTTCAAAAACTTCAAGAATATGACAAGTAGCCAATTCTTTCAGCAAAGCAATAACAATCGATTGATTAAGATTGCTACCACACCAAGAAAGCATTTTGTATCAAAACCATTAATGGTAAATATGCCTCCGTTAATGACTGATGTAAATGACAAACAATTTGATAAAACCATTGACCAAACAACTACATATTATGGCTAAAGAACGCAACAAAAAAAGAAAGGATGTTCAAGAATTAACAATCTTCGAGGAACGCAAATTAGCAAAGAAAACCGCTAAAGAGATTTTAGAAATTGCCAAAGAGCAAGAAGCTGAAAAGATTAAGAAAGGACATCGCTACGTTATGAGCGAAGATGGTAAAACAATGACGTTAATCGCACCTAGAAAAAATTAGTATGGAAGCATTAGAAAACGTGTTAATCGGACTAGGGGTTATTTTGGCTTTTTATGTATTAATTAGTGTAACTGTAATAGTATTATGGATATTCGACAAAAACAAGTGGGAGTAGTGTTCAAAACGGACAAAGAGGTTAGTTTAAACGACGTTTATGTGCGTTGGATTAAATCGGATGGCATCATTCCAAAAGATGTCGTAAAACGCTTTAAAAGCGATGTTGAAGAAATTAGAAAAGAAAATCCTTTGTATAACTAGAAAAATAAATAAAATGAAAATCATAATGAAAAAATCACAAATAATATCGTTAAAAGTTATATTACTTTTTATAGTTGCAATATTTTCAACATTTATTGGGGATTATTTACACTCATTTTTTGGAGATAATTTTTGCAATATTCCACATCATCTTTATGGTGGGGATTATCACGATAACCCAACTTGGCATTGGGGATATAGACATTGGTTATATTCAGCAATGTGTATTGTTTTGTTTTTAATACAAGCGATTGATATTATAAATTATATAATAGAATGTTAAAATGAAAAAAACAATTTACAACGTACAAGTAGAATTGAAAAATAAAAATCATTACATCAAATTATTAAACTTAGTAAAAGAACATAATTTGGAAACTAATGAGAATAAATTTAAAAAAGGTGATTATTTTAGAAAAGGTATGGGTTATGGATTTTCTGCATGGATGATTGATGATGTAAGTACTTTTTGCGAAACAGTAACCGAAGCAGAATTTTTAGAACTATTAAAAGAACACAAGCAATGTACAAATCAACAATAAAAGAAGCTATTTCAGAATGGAATAGAAAGAACCCAAAGTTGCGAAAAAAGACTTTGGGAAGTGTGGCAAAGGAATTAGGTATTTCTACTCCTGCAATATCTCAACTTGATAATTCAAGTCAGTTTCAAAAGCATTCGGAGGTAATCTTCAAGTTTAAAAATAAGCAGAATCAGATTGACAATTTTGAGTTGTATTGTCAATTAGATGTTCCGATAATCCAAAAGCTAAAAAAGCTAAAAGATTTATTGAATTGCGAGATTTACGATTTAATCGGTAAAGAATAGAAACTATGGAGCAGAAAATAAAACAAACAATCGACCAACTTTTGAAACATGAAATAAGTAAGTCAGAAGCGGTTTCAAAGTTATTAAGTTACCGTGATAAGGACTTGACATTATTTCCAAAGAAAGCATTACCACCGAAGGAAAACAAGCAGATACTATTCTCTGAAAGCAAGTGGAGTGATTATGAAACTTTAAAGCTAGAATTAGCCAAAGACAAATCATTCGTAACTCAATATGCAGGAGTAGATTTAAATCGATACATCGATGATTGCCTTGCGTGGTCAGTAAGCAAAAACAAAAAGTCAAGTGATGTAGGTTGGATTTTAACATTGCGAAAATGGATGCGTGAAGCCAAAGAAAAGCAAGAGTTGAAAATGCTGAAATCGTTTACCGAGAAAAAAGTTAATTTAGGACATACAAACCATTAAGAATGAAACAAGGATTTAAGATATTAGAAAGAAACGATTGCTATGAGGATTTCATAAAATATCGTGAGCAAGGTTCTATTCGGGGAAAATATCTTGGATTTCCAATACTGCATGAATACTTTACTATAAGTTTGCCAGGAGTAACAGATGTTACGGGGTTTCCTCAAAGTGGAAAATCAGAATTATGGATTGAGTTTTTGTTAAATACTACTTTGTTTTATGGTTGGAGGCATATTTTATATGTTCCTGATGTCGGAGATAAGAACGAAATTTTAGCAATTATCATTCATAAGATAACAGGAAAAACATTTGATAAAAGATTTGTTAACTCAAATTACATTAGTGAAATAGAGGCTACTAATGAATTAGATTGGGTATTGGAAAACTTTAAGATATTGCATAAAGAAGATTTGTCCGCAAAGCTAACTCCTTATGAATTTTGGAATATGGCAGCGCAAATGAATAAGGAATCATTAGATAAAAAAGAAAGTGGTTATCAAACCGCAACTATTGATAGTTGGAAAGATATGCAACATGGTATTGGGTTAAATGGAGAAGGCTTTGCAAGGGATGATAAGTATCTTGAAGATGTTTTGAGTTATCGTAATGCAATGTCAGAAAAACACAAGATGCATTTCGCTACGATTATACACCCGAAGTCAGGTACTGAAAAAGATAAAGATGGAAATCGTAAACCACCAAGACCTGATGATTTAAAAGGAGGTTCAGAATGGTGGAATAACGGAAAGACTATGATAACGGTACATCGACCTGAAGGACAAGCTAACAAAGTACAATTTATAGTTACCAAAGCAAAGCCTAAAACGGTTGCCAAGCAAGGTCAATGCGAACTATTTTTTGATTTTAAACTCAATAAATTCTATTGGGAAAACAACGGAGTTCAAACATTTGCAAGTAAAAATTATGTCAAGCCTATTGGTATATCAATGTCAGATGATATTGATGATGGCGATGATGATATTCCATTTTAAAATATGAAAATAACAGATAAAATTACAATTACAAACGAGGATAACATGGAGCTTATGAAACGCTATCCTGATAATTATTTTGATTTGGCAATAGTTGACCCGCCATACGGAATAAATGCTGATGTAAAAAACAGCACCGATAAAAAGCAAAGTAAAAAAAGTGCTTCCAACTCTAAAAAGTACGGTGAGCAAAAATGGGATGCCGATGTGCCAACCAAAGAATACTTTATTGAGCTTTTTAGAGTTTCAAAAGAGCAAATTATTTGGGGTGTAAATTACTATCCATTTGACTTTTTAGCTGGCGGAAGGATTTATTGGGACAAATGTGTAACGATGCCAACTTACAGCGATGGCGAACTTGCTTATTGTTCTTTGCTAAATAGTATAAAATCGGTTAAAATAGCTTGGCACGGGATGATACAACACGATATGAAAAACAAAGAAACAAGAATACACCCAACTCAAAAACCTGTACAATTGTACAAATGGCTTTTAGACAAATACGCTAAACAAGGCGACAAAATACTCGATACGCACTTAGGCAGTGGCTCAATAGCTATTGCTTCACACGATTACGGATTTGAATTGACTTGTTGCGAACTTGACAAAGAATATTACGACAAAGCAGTAGAACGCATTAAAAATCATGTATCACAACAAAAGTTATTTTAATATGAAAACATTTTTAACATCATTTTTTCAAATAGGATTGGTTGCTATAAATACCTATTTTATTAGTCATTTGAATTGGATTGGAATATTCATAGCATCATTTGGAATCAGTTTATTATGGGCGTTTAATGTTTCAAAAATTGCTTTATCTGATTTAAACCAAAAACTTATTTATGCTTTAGGAGCAGGTTGTGGGGCAATAACGGGATTATTCATAATTAAGTTATTCTAACACATGGAAAGTCTAAACAAACAAAGAGAGGAAGCAGATAAGATAGAACGATTCCAAGTGAAGGCTGTTTTAGAAATGGCTAAAAAAGTAAGAGAGCGTTTTGATTATGCTGATACTGCACAATGGTTAGCTCAAGATAAGAATTTAGAGGATTTGACAATTGTTTCCAATTCGCTTTCTGAATGGATTTTGAATCCGAAGTTAGATGCCAAGCGTAAAAAAGAGCTTACTGATTTGCTAATGTCAATTTGGAGAGTAATGGCATACTGCCAAAACATAGAAACAATTTGTAAGACTGCTGTTTCAAAATATAGTGTAAATGAATCTAAAATCGGAAAGTTAGAAACTGAAATAAGGATTTTAAAGATGGAGAAAGAGCAGTTGGAGATAAATAAAAACAAAGAAATAGATGTCCTCAAAAAAGAAATCGAGTTCATTTCAAAATAAGTTGACAGCGGATCAATTCAAGTTGCTTCTCCAAAATGAAATCAAGATCTATCCTATATCGGTTTTAGGAACTAAAAAATGGAAGATTCAAGTTTCAATTCATGGTAAGTTAAAAACCTTTGCGAAGGAGATTATGCATGATGATATTCAAGAGGCATTGGATAAAACGCAGTTGTACTATTGGAATGATTTAACAAGCAAAATGTAATGAATAAATACTTTACAAGAAGGGATATTTCAGAAATGCTTAATATAAAATGTAGGCAATTTGATTACGCTATTAAGGTTTTGAATATTAATCCAAAGGTATCAATAGGGTTTCTGCCATTTTACACGATACAAAACATGATTGACGTTTATCGTTTCATTCATAAGAGGCGAGAGATTATATTAGAAAGCAAAATTAACTATAAAGAGATAGTGTTATGAATAACGAATTAAACGATGTAATTTCAAAATTAACTGATTGTCAAAAAGACCAAGTTTTGAGATTTTCAAGAAAGGTTAAAAAGTCTAATTTGATTTTGATAAAAGAGATTGTTATTGAAAACGCTCCTACCTATTATCAAATTAAAAACTCTAAAGAAAGTAAGTTGAAAGGAGAAGATGTTTTCACGAAGTATTATTTAACTTCAAATCTTTTTGTAAATAATACTTTGTCTTATCACATTACAACTAAGATAATTCAAAGTTGTAAAATCTTTTTAAGAGATAAAATAAAGTATCTTCCTCCAATGGAAAAGATTAATGTAGAGATTGAGGTTTCAGCATCAAAAGATATTGATTTAGATGGTAGAGCATTTTTTTGGAGAAAATTGATGCACGACATTTTAAAAACACCAACACCAAAACAAGTAGAAAATTCTAAAAAAAGAAAGAATGAAATTATTACTTTGAACGCTATATACGATGATAGCACTAAATATGGTTTTGATATGAACTTGGATTACTTTAATTTTGGAGAAAATGTTTTGACTTTTAGAATATATGGTAGGGTAAAAAACGAACAGAAGGAAATGGACTTATTTTTTAAATAGAATTATTATGAATGAAACATTTGTAAATCCTTTTGAGGAAGTTGAAAAAGGGGCATTGTCTTGCAGTCTATCTGCTTTTCATATATATTGGGAAAATTTCATTAAGGTTTCAAAAATATTTGACTGCATTAGAGAACAAGACAAATTAAATTTAGTAAAAGATAATCCGTATTTATTTGATAGGGAATTTTCTAAAAATACAACCCCTGAAAGAGTGCAAATGAATATTGATAGAAAACTATCTGAATGTTATGGTGCGTGTAGTAGTATTTATTATGTTATGCAAAAACCGAGTGGAATATCATTAAGAATTATTAACAATTAATTATAAATAAAAATGAACACGAAATTGCCTGTAAAAAACTTTGAGTTAAGGCACTTAAAGTTAAATTCAAAAAATCAATTATCAGTAGATTGGTTTGACATTACAAGTCCAAACGATTTACTATCTGTTGAGAGTGATTCAATTCCACACGAGGATTTGGTCAACAAATTAAACGAATTAAAATCGGTATTTGCAGAATCTTTAGGATTGCTTACTGGTTGGAATTTTGCCCGTGAAAACAATCGAAATAACGAAGAAAAACTAAAAGAAGCTATTCGAGGTTACAACGATGAAATTCTACGCTGTAATGTAACAGGATTCACTTTAACGGATAAAGGAATTAAGATTACGGGTTCTTTGGATTGTGAAGATGGCAAAGTAGGCTTGGCAAGTCCATTGATTAAGTTTGAAAATGAGGAATCAGAATCTGTATTAGATGCCAAAGGAATAGTTGCTGATTTGACTACTGAAGTTTGGAAATTCATTTATCAAGGTAAGCGAGATAATGATTTGTTCAACCAAAAAGAGGATAAGTCAGGATTGAATAACACCGAAGAGAAACATTTGAAAGCGGTGTAATGGCACAATTCAAACTAAAGGTTTGTAAGGTTTGTAAAACTGAATTTAAACAATACAATTCTTTTACGAAATGTAAATGTTTAGGTTCAGTTGCAAAACCTAAAGCAATCAAAAAATATGTGATTCCAAAGGTAAGCGAGAAGCGGAAAATAGAAAACCTAAAGTATTCAGTTTTGAGGATTGAGTTTTTAGGGAAACCTGAAAATAAAGTTTGTCCGATTACCAAGCAGCCTACTACTGACATACATCATAAAAAAGGGCGTTTAGGAAGTCTATTTTTAGATACAAAACATTGGATTGCATTGAGTAGAGAAGGTCATAAATTAGTAGAGGAAAACCCTGAATGGGCAAAAGAAAATGGTTATTCATTAAATAGATTATCAGATGATTAAAATAGGTTCAGATTTCAGCGGTGTAGGAGCATTTAATCAAGCGTTAATTCGATTAGGGATTGAATATGACGAATTATTTGCCTGTGATATGGATAGGTACGCAAGACAAACATTTGAGTTAAATTATGGTAAGCCAAAGTATTTTCCAAATAATGTTTACGAGCGTGAAATTCCAAGCGAAAGTTTAGATGTTTATATGACTTCTCCTCCTTGTCAATCATTTTCTTTAGCAGGAAAGCGATTAGGAAAAGAAGATAAACGAGGGATATTATTCTTTAATTCTTTGGAGTTTATTCAAGTTAACAATCCGAGATACTTTATTTTTGAGAATGTAAAGGGATTGCTTTCACACGATAAGGATGATAAAAAAGCAGAATTTGGTAGAACATTCCAGGAATGGATAAATTATTTAGGTGGTAAATCAGTAAACGGAGTACATACATTTTTTCCTTATGAGGATGCAGTGCCTTATCATATTTACTTTCAAGTTTTAAACGCAAAGCATTACGGCATTCCACAAAATCGAGAACGTATTTTCATCATTGGTATTCGTGATGATGAAGACAATGATTTTCAATTTCCAAAACCATTTCCTTTGGAAAAAAGACTTAAAGATGTTTTGGAAAGTGAAGTTGATGAAAAGTATTTTTTGAGCGATAAAATGATTGATTATCTTCAAAAAGCACCAAGAAGTTTACCTTTTACAAATCCAACATAAAAAAATATAGCAAATTGTGTTATGGCAAATCAACATAAAATGTCAACAGACCAAGAATTTTTTAAAATAGGTACTTGGCGCACTCACGAAGATGGAAAAGGCTTTCGACCTACAGAAGATAATAATTGCCCTACTATACCGGCAAGAGCTAGAGAAGATGGAAGTGGTCAGCCTGTTGTTAAAATAGGAGCAATTAGAGTTCGTAATCCAGAGAATCCAAAAAGTAGACAAGTCGGATTGGAAACCGAGCAAATGTTAGAGATAAACGAAAACGGAACATCTAATGCTTTGACTACGGTTCAGAAAGATAATGTGGTTATTTATGATTTAACAAATGATTTCGGAGAACAAGTAAGAGAATATACAGAGTTTTCTCCTGCGTTAAGAAGCAGTAGAAGTGGACTTCTAACAAACCAACAGCTTAAAAAACTTGAAAATTTAGTAGTTGATGAAAATATTGCGGGTTGTATTACTCACGCAATTGGTAGAGCAGGTTCAAGCGATGAATACATTGCTTCTGTAAAAAGAAATGCTTTAATTACTCAAAGAATACGTCGATTAACTCCAACGGAATGTTTCAGACTTATGGACTTCAACGAAGATATGATTGAAAGAACAATAAACTCAAAGCTAATATCGGATTCACAATTGTACAAACAAGCAGGAAATAGTATTTGCGTAGGCGTACTTGCTGCTATAATTCAAAAATTAAAATTAACTTAAAATCAATTAAAAATGAAACACAGTCAAGAATGTTTAAAAGGATGGTTGGATTCGAGAAAGAATCTTGTAAAAGTAGTATTAACTGAATATAAAGAATCGAAAGATGAAACAAGGTAAAAGAAGAACGTTCAGCATCTGTTTAACAGATATTCCAAAGGAGAGAATTTTAATCCATGAGAACGGAAAGAAGTATTTGAATTTAGAGAGTTGGGATAACGATGAGCCTGACAAATTTGACAATGACTTCTCGGTAAGGGTAAGTCTATCTAAAGAGCAGATAGAAGCTAAAAAGGCAGGAGAGGAAGTTAAAAGTGTTTATTTAGGTAATGGTAAAATTTGGGAGCCTGTTTCTAAAACTCATGAAGCTACTCCCGAAGATATTAAGCAGATGGAAGAGGACGATGATTTACCTTTCTGATGTAAATTTATCGAAAATAAGTAAAAAATAGTGTTGTAAATTTGTCGCATTAAATAAAATGTTATAAATTTACAACATCTTAAAAAACAATTTAAAAACAAACATTATGATTTTAGAGGAAAAACAATTAGAAGTATTCGGAACGAAAGAGGTTGCGGTAAAAGAATTTATGGGTTCAAGTGATAAGAGTTTAGTGCTTTTATCAGATTATGCAAAAGCCAAAGAGAATTTGCATGAGTTGAAAGAGAAGCATCAAGACCGATTAGAGGAATTGGTTGCTATTGAAAAACTGACTTCGGATGAATTGAAGGAGTTGAATGGTATTCGTGCTGAACTTCGAGAGCCGAGATACCTTATTCAGAACATTGAGAAAAATAACATTTCAGTTTTTGAATCTTACAAGAAAACTGATAAAGCTAATTTGAAAGATTTGATTGAGATTAACGTTACTTTGGAGGATAAGGCTACTACGAAACTACAAGCAGAGGAACAACGCAAAAAAGACGAAAAGGAATTGGCTGAAAAAGCAGAGCAAATCCGTATTGACAGAATCAAAAGCGATATTGAAAATATCGAAACTTACTGCTACAATGTTATTCAGAAAATGACTTTTAAAAATTTGAAATCATCTACTAAATTAGTTGACCAAAGTTTGAATGGGGAGTATGATTTTGAAGAGTACGATTTGATGCTTGACCAAGTGAAAGAACGTGTTGCAAAAACGTTGATGGATAAAACCAACGACATTACTGCAAGGGAAAACCAAAGGTTAGAAAACGAGGCTATGAAGCAAGAGATTTTCCAAGTTCGTGTTAATCGTTTGAAAGAGGTTGGATTTGAATTGGTAGATAAGCTATTTGTTTCTAAAGATATTGAAAGCACTTATGCGTATGATGATGTTTATGGTTGTGATTCTACAATGTTTGAAAACGTTTTGTTAGCCATTAAAAAAACCATTTCTGATGTCGTTCAAGAGAAACGTGATGCCGAGCTTAAAAAGCAAAAAGACGAGCAGTTTGAGATTCGTAAAAACAGATTATTTGAGATTGGTTTTGGGATTACTGATAACTTATATTTTATGTTCAGCAAAGAGTTTCCAGATATAAGTATTCCAACTGATAAAATATTCCATGCCTCAATCACAGAATTTGAGCAGATATTAGTAGATGCTAAAAAGTCTATTGCTGATGCCAAAGAGCAAAAAGAGATTGCTGATAAAGAAAATCTATATCAAGAAAGAGTTAAGATACTTTTAAAATTAGGATTGACTTATGATTCAACTAAAGAATATCCTATATTTTTAGAAGGAAGTTCAAAACTTATTGCTAACAGAGAAGTTTTAGTAGGAAGAAATAAAGAGTGGTTTGATAAATTTGTTTCAGATGTTGAAAAAGCAATAAAAGAAAGAGAATCACAAGCGAAAAAGAAATCTGATTCCGAAAACAAAGCAAGAGTGAAACGTTTGGCTTATGGTAAAGAGTTTTACGAAAGTATTTTAAAGGATGAACTTTCAAGATTTCCTATTATGTATGATTCAGACCAACCCGAAATCAAAGAGTTTTCAGTTGAATGTTCAAACAGAGTTTCTGACCTATTAAAAGAATTACTAACCAAATTAAACGAATTGTAAGATGTCAAATTTAGTAAAAACAGATTCCTCAATATTTAGTACAATATCATCATTTGAGGATGGTCAAAGAATTGCAAAAGGTTTAGCAAGTTCAGATTTAGTACCTGCTGCATACAAAAACAATATTCCAAATACTATGATTGCTTTGGAAATGGCAAACAGATTGAAAATTTCTCCATTTGAAGTAATGCAGAATTTAGATATTATCAAAGGGAAACCTAGTTGGAGTTCAACATTTATTATAGCTTCAATAAATTCATGTGGAAGATTTAAGCCATTGAGATTTGAGTTTGTTGGTGTTCCAAAGTCTGATGATTATGGTTGTAGAGCCTATACTGAAGATATGGATGGGAATAAATTAGTTGGTCCAACTGTTACTTGGTTAATGGTTAAATCGGAAGGATGGTTAGCTAAAACAGGTTCTAAATGGCAAACGATGCCAGAGTTAATGTTTCAATATCGTTCAGCAAGTTTCTTTGGAAGATTATATGCTCCTGATATTTTGAAAGGGATGCAAACTGTTGACGAAGTGAAAGATGTTTTTTCTACTATTGATGCTGAATTTGAGGATGTATCAAAGTATGAAAAATTGGTTGAATTATTTGAAGAGAAAAAGTCATTGATTGAAAAAGAATCAGATTTAGAGTTTATTCAAAAAGTAATTGATGATAAGGATAAAGCAAACTACGACAAAGTAATTTACCAACTTAACAAATTGAAAAATGAATAGTGCAATATTATTAGTTAGTGGATTTGTTGGAGGAAACTTACTAATGGTTGTGATTATTACTTTAATCAAAAAATTTAAGAAGTAATGAATAATAAAGCAAATAGAGTAGCAAGATTTACTTCTAGTAAATTATCTGTTCTTATGCTTGATGGTAAAGGTAAATATGGCTTCGGAGCAGGAGCCATTACCTATATCAATCAGAAAGCAATGGAACTTGAATTGGGTAGAGGAATTTCACTTCCTGTTACTAAATGGGAAATGAGTTGGGGTAAACTTTGGGAGGTTTGGGTTCATTGGCAGTTGGGTTCAGAATACGAATTGGTAATTGACAGAACAACTATTAATCCAAAGATAGAATGGCATAGTGGTTCAGAGGATTTCCAAGTTAAAGTTGATGGTGGTTGTATTTCGGAGTTGAAGTGCTACCAAATGGAAAACCATTATAAGTATTCAAAGTGTTTACAGAAACAAGACATTGAATTACTTAAAAAAGAATTTCCAATGGAGTACTATCAAATTGTAAGTAATAGTCTTATTCACAATACCAAGTATGGGGAAGCAATAGCATTTATGCCAACAGAGGAAAACCTTATTGAAATGCGACAATTAGTTGAGGAAACTGACTACATTGAAAAGCATATTAAAGATGATTTGTGGAAGTATCGTTTTATCTACGAAAGAGATTTATGGAATTTACCATTTATTCCAAGTCATTCAGATTTTCCAAGCATGACAAAGTTTAGATTTGTTGTTCCTATTGATGATAAAATCAAACTTATTGAAAGATTAACAAAGGCTAACAAACTTTTAAATGAATTATAACTATGAATGAAGATAACTTTTTATTATATACGGGTATTATTTTAGTAGTTTTTTCTTTAATTGGAAACTCTTATATTATTTGTAAAACATTTAATTCAATTGATTTTTTAAGTGGATTATGTTTATGGTGCTTTGAATCAATTTTAGTAGTATCCATGCTATTTATAATCAAACAATTTAAAGATTTGTAACTATGGAATCAAAAGAAATTCAATCAAAGGAAGAGGCTATTGAAAGCGTAATGTACGGAAACAAGCATAACTTCAATAAGATATTTGCATTTGCTGAACAATGGGTTAAAACACAATTCAAGTGGTTCAGTTCGGATGATTTGAAAGAAGCATACTTTGCACAAGGTGGAGTTGTTCCAGAAGAGCCAAGAGTATTCGGAGCAGTATTCAGTAACCTTGTAAAAGCAAAACTTATCTTTCATCATGGGTTTACAAAATCAAAACATAAAGTTGCTCATGGTAGAGATTTGAAAACGTGGATTAGTTTAGAGTTTAAGAATAGACAAAAGCATAATGCAAGTAACAAAACAAACTTAAAATTAGAATTATAATGGAAACAAGAACAGTAGAATATTTTATCCAAAAGATAGAACAAATTGATGCTAAAATTGAAAAATGTTTTAAAGCATTTCAAGAAGGTTCAGAACACATACATCATTACAGATTAGATGATGGTAAAATGAAAGCAGAAACGACTTATGTAAGTGTTTCGGGTATTGTAAATAATATTCAAAGTCTTGAAAAATTAAGAGCTTTTTATATAGAAAATATTAATGAAATGGAAAATAGAGCTATAAGACAAAAATAAGAATCAACAAAAGAATAATCTACAATGATTATTTATTTAAAAACCCTATTCCTGATAACACAGAGAAATAGGGTTTTTTCTTTGTGTAAAGCATTAAAACAATTTTAATGATAAAAACATCAAAAAAATAAAAATAATTGCAGAAATGTAATTTATTAAAATCTTTTTATATATTTGTATCGAATTATAAAACTATTGTCGTGATGACAAAGGTGCAAAATTTAGGAAAAAATACACAAAAAGTGTTATCTGCGTAAAGCGGGTAACACTTTTTGTGTTTTAAATCAAAAGTAAAATGAGTATGAATTTTGGATTAGCAAGAGAGGTTTATGGAATAGGTGCTTGGAGCGTTGATGCGAAGTCTTTACCTGCTATGATTCAGATATTAGCAAATTCAAAAAACGGACAAGTTTTAGAATTGCCTGAAAAGAAGTATAATTCAATCTCTATTTTAAGTGGTCCTAAATGTGATGATGATGATAACGATTTGGATGATTATGTAGAGTGCGACGATGATGATTTTGAGCCTACAAGCGAGGATATTCAAGGAATAGCAATAGTTAACTTGAATGGGGTTATTACAGTTGATGGTGGTGCTTCAAGCTACGGAATGACACAGCTTTCTGAAAATATGCTTGACCTTGCAAAGAATGATAACATCAAAGGTTTTATCATTTATGCTAATTCAGGAGGTGGTTCAACAAGTGCAGTCGAAATAATGACTGATGCTATTACTGAAATCAGAAAAACCAAACCTGTTTATGGATTGGTTAGAAAAGGAGGGATGGCTTGTAGTGCGTGTTATGGTATTTTAAGTGCTTGTGAAGAGATAAGTGCCGAAAGCGAAATGAGTAATGTAGGAAGTTGCGGAACAATGGTTCAGTTTGAAGGAAGAGCAGCTAATACAGAGGATGAAGATGGAGAAAAGTATATTAGACTTTATGCCACCAAGTCAACAAAGAAGAATCAGGATATTGAAGAGGCGTTGAATAATAACAACTATAAACTGATTGTAAATAATTTGCTAGACCCTATCAACGAAAGGTTTTTAGATTCAATAGCAAAATTCAGACCGATATTAAAAGGAACTGATTATGATAATGGACATGATGCTTTTGCAAAGGATTCCGTAGGGAAATTTATCGATGGGATTGCATCTAAACAAGAAGTTATCAAAAAGGTTCTTGTTAAAACTAGAAAACAAGAAACAACAACAAGTATAAAAAAGAATACTAATATTAATCAAAATTCTAATTCAAAAATGACAAGAACAGAATTAAACAGTGCGCACCCGGAGTTGGTACAAAGTATCTTAACTGAAGGAGCCAACGCCCAACAAGAGATTGTAAATTCTTGGTTGGCGTTTTATGAAGCAGATTCAAAGTCTGTAGTAGAAGGGATTAAAAGTGGTAAAGCCATTTTAGAATCTCAAAAAAATGCCTTTTTAGTGGCTATTGCTACTAAAGGTAAGGTAAATGCTTTAGGTGCTGACAACGCTAATGATGTGGTAACTGAAGCTGCTACTGTGGTGGTAGAGAATGCTACTGATGCAGAAGCTGCTTTACTTGAAAAAGCGTTTAAGTTTAAAATTTAATCAATTAAGAGATGAATATATACGCTAATCAAAGGGGTGCCACCCGTAATCAATCAACGGTTGATTACAATGCACAAAGTGTCTTTACCTATGGTAACAGATATATGGCTGCTACTTTTGTAAACAATCTAGGAGAATCATTAGATGCTCAAGATGGTATTTTGGTTTACAGAAATGCAGGAACATACGAAACTGCTCAAGTCCGTTTTGGAACAGCTTTAACTGCTGGTCAAACAATGATTTTAGGTGGTTTAACCTATACTTCTACAGGTGCTACTACAATTGCTCAATTGGCTGCCGCTTTCGCTAATTTATTAGCAGGTGCAACAACAGGAGCAGGTACAGTAACGGGTACTTATTCAGGTTCATTGACAGGTTATAATACAGGTGCTGTTTTACATGGTGGTACTGATGTATTGTTTACTGCTACTACTGTAGGAAACAAAACAGACCTTGCTGCAACAGGTACAGGTACTGCTCCAACAATCACAATCGAGCAAGGAACAAGCGGAACATTGAATGGTGTTTCTCCTGTAACTCAATCTACTTTAGCTAATGTTATTGGTATTTTGAAAATTGAAGGTGTGAATACAATGGCTGATGGAACAACGTTAACAGCTAATATTGCAATTGATGGTGACATTGATGCAACCAACTTAATCCTTCCAATAGGAGTTACTTTAGATACCATTGTAGGTTCAAAAGCATTAAGAGATATATTAACAACTCAAGGTTTCGTTCTTAACAACGTTACTGAAGGTACTAAATTCAATAACTAATTATGTCATTAAGTATAATTAACCATAGTAATACGATTGTTAAGAAAATCGTAGGTAAATTTGAAGAGGTAATTCCTGTTCGTTCAGGATTTTCAGCATGGTTTCCAGAAGAAACTGCTCCAACTCTTTTAGTAAGTGTAGAAGTTGAAAGAGATAATGACTTAATTGCTTCTGATGTTGTTCGTTTCACAGAAGGTAATAAAAACAAGTACACTAGAGCTACTGAAAACTTGTATCAACCTCCTTATTTTAAAGAGGATTACGATTTTAATCGTGATAATATCTACATGACAAACATTGCTCAAGCGAATATTCTTGATAATCCTACAATCAATCAGATTATCACGTTAAACGCTTACAAGGGTGTTGAAAAAAACAGAAACAAAATCATTCGTGCAATTCGTAAGCAACAAGCTGACGTATTGCAAACAGGTATTGTTTCATTGGTGAATGGTGACAACATTGACTACAGAAGAAAACCAACTTCAATGGTAAATGTTTCTACAGGTCCGGGTGCTAAATATTGGGATGATGTTACAGCTTTGCCAATTCAAGACATTGGATATGGATTAGATTTTTTGCGTAACGTAGGAAATTCAGGAGGTTCAGCTGTGAATGTAGTGATGCGTACTAAAGCGTTAAATGCGCTTTTACAATCGAACTACATGAAAGATAACGGTAAAAACATCTTGCAACAAGTTCAAAGAGTGAATATCGCTATGCCTCAATTTGATGGAATGAGTGGTT